GTTAAATTATCTCTATCAAATATAAAGTAAGATATAAAACCTATTGAATTTTTACTAGTTATTCCTGGGCCTACCCAAAAATAAATTAAAGTAGATGAAAACCAGCTAGATATTTCTTCTCTATTTGCTATTGCAAATGCTCCATCTTTACTTTGATAAATCTCATTATCACTCACTTCTACTATATCATTGTATTTATTAAGTCTAAGCGATATAATATCATTTTCTTTATAGTTTGAAAAATTAACTGTATAACTCTTACCTGTATTTAATGTAATAATTAAATTACTACTATCGATTTTAACATTTAATACATAAATATCAAGTGTAACTATATCTTTTTTATCTATGTTTGAGTTATAAAAAATATTCATAATTGTCTATGTATACCAAGTTTGGTGTTCTAATCGTAAAGTATTTGTAGTTTTATTATACAGTAAAACATATCTTTTTCGATAAATTGTTCCTGATGAGTCGCCAAATTCTTTTTCTCCATTATCTACTTTTAATGTGTCTATTCCAGGTGTACCCTGAGGCCCTTGTGGACCAGTATCTCCAGTATCTCCAGTATCTCCTTTAGGGCCAGTATCTCCAGTATCTCCTTTAGAACCAGTATCACCTTTAGGACCAGTATCACCTTTAGAAGCTAATAATCTCCATTTGGAGGTGTCAGTAACAGCTATATTCGTACTAGGAGTGATAGCTATATAGCTGTTACCTCCACTTGTTACTACATCTAACTTAGTATAGGCAATGGAATTACTCCATTCGCCTTTGTATATTGGTACAACTCTACCTAAATTTTGTTGAGGCATATTCTATCCACTTTTAACTAAAAAACCCCAATTGTTATTATTACTAACAGTTGGAGTAACATTTATACAATCTACAGTGCAAATAAATATATGTCTTACACCGCTTATATTATGAGCAACAATGTCTAGTTCTTTATATTGCACATTATTTTGCCAAACATCTTTAAATAATGGCTTTATTTTACCTAAATTTATCGTTGCCATATTAATAATTTAGTATAAATTCACCTTCTGAATTTATACTAAATATACCCTCTTCTGAATAAGTAGCGATTAAATCACCATTATCATTTATATTAAAATTAGCAAACGCAACTGCTTTTTCATCTCTTAAAGCTTGTTCTAAATTTCTTGTATCGTCAAAAGGTAAATTTTTGGCGTTTATTTTTGTAACTATAATATCTTTACCATTTCTTGATTGAGTTTCTGTTCCTACACCAAAAGCTATATCTTCTAGTCCAACTTTATTTCTTTCTACATCTATTTTATTAGCCATAATTATCCTAAAGGATTATAATTAGTTTCTCTTACTTTTTTAACATTACCAGTAATTTTATTATCTTGTTGCATCATTTTTTTATTATGATACTGAGCAATTTCTTCGTTACCCATTTGTCTATTTCTTGTATCCATATTATCTCTTAAAGCTGCACCAGATACATAATGAGCTAATGAACTTAACATTGTTCTATCAACAACATTATCTAAACTATTATCTAAACTTATTAATTGTGTTGGTGCTTTAACATAATATAGTTTAAGATAATTTTCATAATCTGGCTCTGCGATACCACCAAAATTATCTCTAATCTCTAAAGTAGCATCTTGATAACTTAATCCAGTGATTATACCATAATCAGAATTTGATGTAATGCTATTCGCTCCTAATGTTGGTATAGGGTATAGAATAAATTCTCCACTATGTTTTAAATCGTAAACTATTGCCTCTAAATTATCTGACCTTTTTATTTGCCAGTTATTACCATATAAACTATCCATTTGATTAAAGGATAATTTGTTCAAAGGTTTATTTAAATATTCTACTCTTTCTATCTTAATAGCAAAATCGTTTACGTTATAATTTGCTACATCTTTTTGTAATTTTATGTAACTACTAGAATTATATATCCTAGTAGTTAAAGCTACATCTAATATAGCATCATTTAGTAATGAAAGCAAGCGGTCATCACTCCATCTAGATTTATCTAAATCAGATAAAGTATATCTAGCTTTTGTAATGACTTCGCTTGCTTTCATATATTACTGTCTACTATAATTAGTCAACATATTAGTATTTAAAGTATACTCAATATACTCAACTATTATTGTAAACTCTCCAGATGTCACTTCAACTGAAGGCTTAACACTTACTGTTTTGCCAGTGCCTGTTATATTATTAGTTGCTGATTCAGTAAAATCATTAGTAGTATCTACATCAGCATCATTAACAATTACAGTAGCTCCTATGCTAACATCTAACGTTAAGCCAGTGTTACCTGCACTTTCAGTTATCACATAAGTATTAGTAACTAATGCTTTTTCTGGTAAGTTAAAGATATCTATAGCATTTGTACCATCAAAGTCATTAACTCTTACGGTAGCAGCAGATATAGAAGCAGTTTTCTTATTGGCAAAATCCCTAATATATGTTTTATCAGTCATAATTACCTCCTTTAGGCTACTTTAACATCAACAGCAACTACACCGTAGTCAATGTCAGCTAATTTAGCTTGATTATAATCATTTGTTTCAGCTTTTAACACCGTTTTTTGTGTGTTAATCCAGAACTCACAAGCGGACTCGGATGTAATGCTAAAGTCTTGAGATTTTTGATGCTTGTAATCTGGTTGTTTACCAAAAGCTATTTGCAAAGCTCCAGCACCCAATAATAAGCCTCTAGAATGCAAATCTGCAGCATAACTAAAGCCTTCTTGGCCAGTCCATATACCATTACCATCTTTCTGACGTAACCCAGATATCTCAACTCCAGACTTTTCAAGGCCTGTTGTACCTGTTCCATCAGTATCTCCAAAGAATTGCTCAGCTTCAACTAACATTAGTTGACCTATTTTTCCAAATATACCTTTTATTGCACGGTTACCATCGCCTCTAACATCTGCATTAAATACTAAGCTTTGATAATTATCGTTCTTACGAAGCATTGTAGCCATTGCTGCATCCATTACAAATAACCAGCAAGGTCTACCATCTTGTGTACGATAAGCTTCTAAAGGACGTCTTATTCCGCCTGTACTAAAACCATTAGATGTTCTCAACGTCTTTTCAATATCTAGCAATTCATTATAACCAAAAGTAGTATTCAGATCAATTGTATGACTTGGATTTTGTCCAGCCAAGCCTTGAGCAGAGTCAAATAAAATTTGGTCTTTAGAACGTTGAAACAAATCGCCAAGTTTTTTTCTAGAGTCTGAATGTTGAGTTATTGATAAGTCACCAATATCAACACCATCAAATTCATCTCCATTATCGACAACTAATCTATAACGCTCAACAGTAATTAAATTACTGAACTTGCGTTTCTGTTCACCTTTACCAAAGGCTGTATTTCTACCTTTGATAGCTTTGCCAGATAAATTACCGTTAAAATCAAATACAACAGTATGTCCAGCACCAGCATTACCATTCTTTGCTTGATAAACAACGCTATCCATACTGTTTCCCGTTAAAGGGTTCCAGAATGATTTGTGAGCAGATTGTAACAATCCTTCTCTCATCCAAGATTTCCTTTTTAAGTCACTATTATAAGGTACTTTCATAGTATCCTCCTAAATTAATATACTTCAGTCTGATAAGTTTTCATAGACTGATTATTTATAGCATCTTCTGAAGGTGTATCGCCACCGCCTGCTTTACTAAGGTTAGGCTGATTAGTGATATCGTCTTCTGTAGCAATAGTTTTTCCTGCTTTAATATAATCACTAACATTAGACAAGAATTCTTCAAAAGTTACTACGCCATCTTCTAATTTTTTTGTAATCCTAGGAGGTATATCATTATTGATTATATCATCATTTATTACGAGTCCTGGATTTACACTTAAAAATTCTTTAAGAACTTGTTTTCTTCTTTCAAGTTCTGCCATTTTAGTTCCTTTAGCTGATACTTCTTCTAACTGCTTATTTATTTTCTCACTATGTTCATTGCGAGCTTTTTGTTCGTAAGCGTTCATTTTTTGTCTCCATCCGTCAGGGTCGGAAAACTTCATATCATCAAGTTCTTCTATCTGTTCTTCTGTGAGCTCTATTGTAGCATTGCTACTGGCTTGCTTAAGCAACTCTTGTTTCTCAGCTTCTAAAACTACTTGTTTTTGTCTTGCTTTTGTATACTCAGCTTGAGTATCTCTTCTGCGAAGTTCTGCAGTAGCAGCAAAAACAACTTCTGTAGGAGTATCTTTAGGAAATTTAAGTTTACCGTTTTCATCTCTAGTTACTTCTTTTATTGTAGTCGAGACTTTATCTTGAAAAGTGGGTTCAGTAATTTTCTGATTATTAACATCTTCAATAACTTTATCGTTATTTTCTTCCGTAACTTTTTTGTTATCTTCTTTGTTGTTATCTTCAGTAACTTCCTGATTACTTTTAGTATCTTTAGTTTCCTGACTAGCAACGTTATTTGGATTAGCCATTATATTCTCCTATATTTAAAATTATTTATATTATATCATATTTTTGTTTACAAATTCATAAAAATATGATATAATAAATTTAATAAATTTAATAAAAATAATAAAATTTAAACTTGTGTTATAATTTAAAAAGAGGTACAAATGGACAGATTAAATGCTGATAGAGTAATAAGTTTTTCGTATAAGCCAGACGATAAAAATACTATTGAAACTATAACTAAATTGAAAAGACATGCTAGTAGAAGAGGAATTACATTTAGTTTTATTATTATAAAAGCTCTTAAAAATTACTTAGATAAACTAGAAAATGAATAATGATAAAGCAATAGCAATAGCTAAATTAAAAAATGGTGAGCCCATAGAGGTAATAGCTGAACATTTAGGTATATCTAGTTCTATTGTAGCTGAATGGGCAGATAATTTATCGCCAACAGAAATGGTAGCTAAAGAAGTTAATAGTTTAGCAATAGGTAAGGCAGTTAAAATATTAAAAGCAGAAGCAACACCGCAAGATAAGTTACAGACTGCATTAGTAAATTTAGCTATTGCAATTACAGATGAAATTAAAGTTGGCTATAGAGATGAGGAGATAGCTAAAGCTTTAAACACATCTGCAGATACTGTATGCAAATTACAAAATTCTTTCTTCGGAAAAGGGGTACAATTAGCATTATTTGGTAAATCTGATACAGACACATCTGAATCTAATGAACTTAAAATTTTTAGAGGCGTCCTTAGAGATTAATGCTAAATATAAGTAGAGAACAATTTAGAGACTTATACAGCGATACTAGTATTAGTAAATTAGAGGATATTATGTATAGCAAACCTAAGTCTGATAAAGATTTTATCCATAACTATTTATCTTCCAAATTATGGAGATTAAATAACCTATACACAATAATAAATAAACAAGGCAAAAGAATTAAGTTCAATATGAACTTAGCACAGCATAAAGTTTATTCTGCCAGTCTAAGACATCCTCGTTTAATAATACTAAAGTCAAGGCAACAAGGTATATCAACTTTGTGGTTAGTTGCTTTTTTTGATGATTGTGTATTTTATTCAGATTTTAGCTCTGGTTTAATGGCTCAAGGTACTGATGAAGCCGAAACTCTACTAATTAGAACAAAAGTGTTATGGAATGAATTGGATATATCAATCAAACAATTCTTAAATATACAAATTAAAAAAGACAATACTAAAGAATTTAGTCTAACTAATGGTTCGTCTATTTTTGTACGTACTTCTTTCAGGTCTACTACTTTACAGAGATTACACATATCTGAATTTGGTAAGATAGCTAATAAATACCCTGAGCGTGCTAGGGAAACAAAAACTGGGACATTACAAGCTATAGCTCCAGGTAACACTGCAATAATCGAGTCTACAGCTGAAGGTGATAATACATATAAACAAATGTGGGACACAGCAATGTCGTATGCAGGAGAACTAACTGATAAGGATTTTAAGCCTGTGTTTTTATCTTGGTTAGATGACCCTGATTGTAATCTAACTAAATATCAAGAACCTGATGTAGAAGCTATTAAATATTTTATAGATTTAGAGGCAATTGTTGGATTTAAACTAACACAAGAACAAAAGAATTTTTGGGTGTCTCAACGTAGGGAATTAGAACAAGATATATATCAAGAGTATCCAGCAACTGCTGAGGAAGCATTTTTAAAGAATAGAGATGGGACATATTATGCTATGTTGTATATAAGACTGATAAGGGCTCGCAAACGTGAAATATCTAATCTATATGATAGTAATTTGCCAGTTCAAGTAGCAGTAGATTTAGGTCGTAATGACTTTTTTGTACTAATATTTTTTCAAACATATACTGATGGATGGAGAATAATAAATTGCTATAAAAATACTGGGCTTGGTATAAAGCATTATTGTGAAGTTATGGATGATTTAGTAGAACAATTAGGGTATGATATTGATTTAGTAGTATTACCGCATGATGCTGAAGTTAGAGATTTAACTAGTGATATGACTAGAGAAGAAGCATTCTGGCAATATGGATATAATAAAACAATTATAGTAGATAGAACTAAAGATATTAATAATGATAGAGAAATTGTTCGTCAAGCTATGGAAGATATGTATGTAGACCCACAAGCTCAGTATATAATAGATTGTTTTTTAAATTATACAAAAGAATGGGATACTAGACGAGCAGTGTGGAAAGAAACTCATGAGCATAACGATCATTCACATGGGGCAGATGCTTTACGTCAAATGGTTAGAGGTGGAAGAGCCTATGTTACACAAAATATAAGAATGGCTAGAAATATTAGAAAAATTATCTCTACTGATGTTGATGTTTAAAATTTTTTACTCTCAGATTTAATAAATTTAATAAATACCAAAAAGAATTAAAATTTTTTTACTTTTAAATTTAATAAATTTAATAAATACCAAAAAGAATTACAATTTTTAAACTGAGTTTTTATTTAAGGAGGAGGCTGTGGGTCTGGTCCTGCGGTAGGCTAAAAT